TCAAGGCCTCGACCAGCGCGTTCCGATCTGGCGCTGCCCAACATCATCTCCGATCAGATGCCGCCGACCGAACAGGTGGACGGCAAATTCTACGAGAGCAAGCGCGCCTTCCGCGCCGTCGGCAGATCGCTGGGCCTGATCGAAATCGGCAACGAAAAACAGAAGCCGAAGACGCGCGTGAACGACAAGGCGGGCCGCCAGCGATCGATCCACAAGGCCATCGAGAAGTACAAGGCGGGGCACCGTGCCTAGCACCTCCGAAAAGCAGCGCCGCTTTATGGCGGCAGCAGCACACTCTGCAAAATTTGCAAAAGAAGCAGGCATCAAGCAATCGGTCGCGCAGGAGTTCAACCGCGCCGATCAGGCCAAAGGCCGCCGCAACGCCATCAAGAAGGCGTTCAAGAAGACCAATCTGAAATAGGAGCACGAATATGTCAGACGTTACCGTTGCCCCCGATGGGGGCGGCGCACCTCCTGCTGCGTCCAGCGAAGTCGTCATCAACGAGAACCCGGTCGCCTCGCCGAACCCGGTTGGAAGCCAAGCGCCCGACAAGCCGGTCGATCACGCCGATGCGCGCCGGGAGAGCATCAAGGCGGCCTTTGATCGCGCCAACAATCCCCAACCCAAGGCCGAACGGCCAAAGCCCAAGGTCGAGCCAGCCGAGGCGAAGGCGGGCCACAACAATCCACCCGAGGAGACCGAGAAACTCAATCTCAAGAAGCGGCCCGACGATCAGCCCAGAGGCGACCAGCCGCGAGATCGTGGCCGGTTCGCCCCACGACAGCAGGATGTCAATCAACAGGCCGATGCCGGAACACGCCCCGCCGCCAAGCAATTGCCCGAAGGCACGCCCTACCGCGAGCCGCCGCCGCGCATGGCCGAGCACGCCAAACGGGAATGGGCCAACGCGCCAGAGAGCGTGCGCGGCGAAGTCCACCGCATGCATCAGGAATTTGGCGCGGCGTTCCAGCGCCATCGCGCCGACGCCGAGGCGTTTGCCCCGATCCGGCAATTCCATCAGATGGCGCAACAGCACGGCACCACGCTGGAGCGTGCGCTCAACAACTACGTCTCGATGGAACAGAAGCTGCGCGCCGACCCGATAGGGGGCTTGGATGTGATCGTGAACAACTTGAATTTACGAACACCTGAAGGCCAGAAGCTGACCTTCCGCGACATTGCCTACCATGTGCTGTCGCAATCGCCCGAGCAACTCAAGATGCTGCAACAGGGTAACGCGCAGCAGGCGGCATCGCATCAGATCGGAGCACTGCATCAGGAAATCGCGGGCTTGAAAAATCACCTCGCCCAGATGCATACTCAGCAGCAATTCGTCTACACCCGGTCACAGGTCGATCAATTCGCTGACAGCCATCCGAGGTTTGACGAACTGGGCGACCTCATCGAGCAAGAACTCAAATTCGGGTTCGATCTCGAAACCGCCTACCGGCGCGCGGAACTATTCCGCCCGACCACCCATGCGGCTCAGACCCGCACCCCATCGGCTCAGACCCGACCCGCCGACAAGAGCATTTCTGGAAGCCCTGACGTGTCTCCCTCAAACGGAGCGTCACGATCCAAAAAGCCAGTCGGTCGCCGAGAAGCAATCCAGAACGCCATGCGCGCGAACGGAGTGCTTTGAACCCCTGAGAGGCATCGCAAGCGCGAGCCTGAAACGATGGAGCCGACATGGCAAATATCAACACCAACGCTGCATATCAGCAGATACTGAGCATGGCGCTGGAGGATCGTTCTTCCAGCTACCAAGACCTCGTCTCGAACACCAACGCCCTTCTCGCCGTCATCAAGCGCAAGGGCTTGTGGCAATCCTACTCTGGACCGCGCATTCGGCAGACCTTGCAGGTCTCCAAGAACGTCGCCCAGTGGTATTCTGGCTACGATCAATTGCTGAACCCGGCAATTGACCTGTTCAACGATGCCTTCTTCGATCCGAAGATGGTCGTCGTTCCCGTCATCCTCTCGATGCAGGAAATCCTCAACAACGAGGGTCAGGCGCAACTGATGGACGTTTACGACAGCTACATCGACGCTGCCGAGCGTCTTCTTCAGGACACGATGGATGCAGGCATCTACAGTGACGGCACCGCCAACGGCGGCAAGCAGATCACCGGGCTTGCCACCGCCGTGCCCATCGTCGTCAACTCCGGCACCTACGGCGGTATCGACCGCAGTGCTGCCGCGATCTGGCGCACCTCTATCTTCGACGCCCAGACCTTTAATACGGGCATCGGCACGCAGGTATTGTCAACCACCATCCGCCCGTTCCTCAACGCAATCATGACCAACCGTTCGCGCAACCGCGACTACGCGGACTTGCTGATCATGTCGCCGGAACACTACGCGGCCTATGACGCGGCAACTGTCGCCATCCAAAGGCAGCAGAACGAGACCTCGCTTGGCAAGCTGGGCTTCTCGGCTCTGGAATATATCGGCGGCGGAAAGCGCGCCGAGATCGTGCTCGACGGTGGCATCGGATCGAACATGCCAGCGAACACCACGTTTGGCCTGAACACCGACACCTTCCGGCTGCGCTACCATCCCTCGCGTAACTTCGACAAGGTGTTCGACGGCGACGGTATGATGCCAATCGACAAGGACGCCATCGCGCAGTTCATCGGCTGGATGGGCGAACTCACGATGACGAACCCGCTGTTCAATTGGAGGTTTTATGATAGCAACCCGGCAACCTAAGGGTTGTGTCGAGTGGAAGGGTTACGTCGGCAATCACGGTTACGGAGTTCAATCCGTAGCCGGTCGTCCTACTCTGGTGCATCGACGCGCATACGAGGACAACTTCGGCCCCATACCGAAGGGAATGTGCGTCTGTCATCGTTGCGACAATCGGCTTTGCGTGGAGCCGCGTCATCTTTTTCTCGGCTCCATCGAAGACAATACGGCTGACATGATGCAAAAATCTCGTCAGGCGCGCGGCGAGCGTCACAGTCAGGCAAAGCTAACCGAAGCCGATGTTGTAAACATCAGGCGGGAGTACGGTTCCGGCCCTACTCAGCGAGAAATCGCAAAACGTCACGGTGTCTCAATCGGCACGGTATCCATGATCGTCAACAAGAAGATTTGGCGTTCCTACGACTCGAACCCGGCGGCTTAATCAGCCGACGCTAGATGCCCCTCGCATCGAGACCGCGCGATGCCCCCGTCGCGCGGTCTTTCCTTTCTCAATGGAGAACCACATGCGTAACGACCCCGACGACGCGCTGGTCGCGTTGTTCAAGCACCACGCCAATCACAACGAGGCCAAGAGCCTCGCTGCGGGCCGCCCGATCTTCGATGACGTTGAGGTCTGCGAAATCCGCAAGCCCGGCTCGAAGGACTACAGCGTGCATCCGGCCACGGAATTTTCTCACTGGGATGTCGATCCGATCACCGGCAGTCAGGTCAAGGTCACCTATGCCGAGCGTTTCCAGAGGCAATATCAGCAGTTCAAGGCCAAGGCGGCGCAGACCAAATCCGGCACGCCGCTGGAGCATGCCAAGTTCCTGACCGAGGGCCGACGCGCCGAACTGCGTGCCCAGAACATCTACACGGTCGAGGCGCTCGCCACCATCGACGGGCAGGAACTGAAAAACCTTGGACCCGGCGGCAGGGAACTGAAGAACGCCGCGATGGAATACATCGAGGAGAGCAAGGCGAGCGTGCCATCGATGGCGATGCAGGCCGAACTGGAAGCCTTGCGCGCCAAGAATGCCGTCTTGCAGGAAGACCTTGAGGCGGCGAAAGCCTCTGGCGAGGGTGAGTTCAGGGACATGAACCTCGAACAGTTACGCGAGTTCATCACCGCACACACCGGGCATGCCCCGATAGGTACGGCGAACCGCAAGACGCTGGTGCGGATGGCGATGGAAGCAAGACCGGAGAAGGTAGCCTGAGATGACACTGTTGTCGGTGGTGAAGGATGTCTGCGCCAACGTGGGTGTTCTTGTCCCGCAGAGTGTGTTCTCCAACATCAGCGGCAACCGCACCATGCAGGAAGTGTTGTCGCTTGCCAACGAGATGGCGCAGCGCATCGCCTACGACACACGGGACTGGACGAAGCTGAAGACGATCGCGACCTTCACCGGCGACGGCACCACGCAAAACTTCAACTTGCCCTCCAACTACAAAAGGATGCTGCTGACGGCCAATGTCTGGCTGTCAACCACGCCGAACCATCCGATGCGGTTCGTGCCCGATCTCGACGTGTGGATGCAGCGCCGCACCCTGAACCGCAACGACCCGTGGGGAGAATGGACGATGGTCGGCGGCCAGATGCTGATCTTTCCCATCATGGGCGTCGGCGTCACCGCGACCTTCGCCTACCTCGACAAGAACTGCATCGGTCTTGCCTCAGGCGGCAAGGGTGACAGCTTCCTCGCCGATGGCGACAGCTTTGCGCTCGATGAACGTGTTCTCAAACTGGGCATGACGTGGCAGTGGAAAGCACAGAAGGGAAGCGCCTACTCCGAAGACATGGGCACCTACGGTGACGCGCTGACCTATGCGATGGGCCACGACAGCCCGTCACCGACCATTGTGGGAAGCCTACCGTCTTCCGCAGCCCCCAATGTCGCCTATCCCTATCCGGTGCCGACGCCGTGAGGTATCGCAAGCGCGAACCCGATATTGCGAGGGCAAAATCGTGAGCCAGCATCAGGCGCTTCGACGGGTGGCGGTGCCGGGGCAGGTCGCGCAGCAATTGCAGACCACCAC